TCGAACTACCTAAAGGTGTGCTCTGGCGTGGCCAGAGTTCAGCGCCTGCCCACGCCATCGTGGAAGGACACCACCTTGATGCGTGGTTACTACAAGAACAGGAGATAGAATGACAATGTACTACACAGAACTAGATGGTACTGAACCAACAGTATCTACACAGGTAGGTGGAGTTAAATATACATTTACTAATGACTCACTTACTAGATTAATAGAAGAAAAAGAACAACTCAAAATAGAATTAGCACAAGTAGAACGTAAGTTTAAAAGTGCCAGGTTTGATGTACGAGAGTTCTTTCAGGCTAGATATGAAACAGATAGTAATGAAATCCTGGCTGAAGTAGATGATGTTAATTGCCTGCTTGTTAATATAGGTAGCGAAGAGTTAACTAAGTCTTGGTCAGCAACAGTTACTATCACAGCCACAGTTACGGGTATAGAAGCACCTAACAAAGAAGCAGCACAAGAAATTCTTGATGATGCTTTTGAGGTTAACCTAACAATTGATGGTGATATATGGGTAGATGATGTATCAGTTGAATCAGTACATCCTGAAGCCTAATGTGATACACTAAATCTTGAGCAGCCCTGGTTTCGGCTATCTCCTTTCTCAGGGCTGACTCATAAAGGAGAATATGGCATCGTTAGAAATAGAACGAGATAGGTACGGTAGACCATTGATAGTGCCACCCAAAGGTGGCAGAGCAGTGGCCTATACACGAGCAACTACAATAGCCAATTCACTAGATGATGCATCAGCATTAGTAGCATGGAAAATGCGGATGGCTGCAATAGGTTTAACAACCAGACCAGATATATTATTATCAATTAGTGCAGCACAAGAAGATAAGATGGCAGTTAACTCTTTGATTGAAGATGCTATGCAAGTAGCAGGCGCAAACAAAGCAGCCAACATAGGCACAGCAATCCATTCATTCGCAGAGCGATTGGATTTAGGACAAGACTTAGGCATGGTGCCAGATGAATGGGTACCAGATATAAAAGCATATGAAAATGCAACTAAGATTCTTAACAAGCGGTTCATTGAACAGTTCAGTGTGTTAGACAAATACAATATTGCTGGCACACCAGACAGGCTTGTTGAGTATAAGGGTGAGTTATTTATTGCAGATATTAAGACTGGTCGAATAGACCATCCAAGTAATATCGCAATACAGTTGGCTATCTATGCCAACGGCTTGCCGTATGATGTGGCCACGGCAACCCGTGGTACATGGGGTGATGTAAACAAAGATAAAGCAATTATTATTCATCTACCTGCAGGGACTGGCACGTGTAAGTTAGTGTGGATAAATATTAATGAAGGCTATAAAGGTTTACAATTAGCCATGAAAGCAAGAAAGTGGAGAGACCAGAAGGGTTTAACCACTACGTTTGAATAGGAGAAAAATGAGTAGCACTGAAGCACCAATCAGTATCAATCTCAAAACAGCAGGCGGTACACAGATAACTCTGCGTGCTGAAACAGCAGACCAATTTGCTGACATGATTGCACAAGGTATACATATAATTACCGATGCAGTTACTGAAGTAGAACTAGCAGTCAAAGGGACAGCAGGCAATAAGCCTATGTCAGTAGCAGACATTGCCTCTAGTTTCAATTCAAATATGTCATCCACAGAATCAGGTGGAGAACAAACAGTAGAAGATAAATGGGGTAACACTTGGGTATATAACAAACCAGGTGCACCATCATGCGAGAGAGGCGTCATGGTTCTTAAGTATGGAAAAGCACAATCAACAGGCAAGCCATACAAAGCGTTCTATGACCCAGCAGCAGCACCTAACTGGACAGGGCCAAAAATTCCTGCCGAGCAACGTACTAAGCCAATCTTTGCTTAGTGTTTAACAGTAAATGGGGGCTGAGTCGTGGTGCCAGCCCCCATTTCTATAAAGGAGAGCAATGAAAACATTAATCAGAAGTGTTAACAATACAAATGTGGGTGGTGAACCACTACCAGCAGTATTTAAAGTATTTGAAAATGCAGGAATCATATTACGCAGAGCAGAAGTAACAGTAATTGCAGGTACACCTGGCGCAGGTAAATCATCAATAGCACTGGCAATTGCAGCCAAAACTAAACTACCAACTCTTTACTTTAGTGCAGATACAAACGCACACACAATGGCAATGAGATTGATTGCAATGACTGGTAACATCAGTCAGCAACAAGCAGAACAATTAATTAAACGACAACCAGAGAAAGCAAAAGAAGTTTTATCTCAAGGCAATCATTTATTCTGGTGCTTTGAATCCAGCCCAACACTTAAAGATTTAGATGAAGAAGTATCAGCCTTCGAAACTATATGGGGTAAGAGTCCAGCCCTTATAGTTGTAGATAATCTAATGGACATAGCAATGGATGGACACGATGAGTTTGGTGGCATGCGTGCAGCCATGAAAGAACTTAAGTATCTAGCCAGAGATACAAATGCAGCATTACTTGTATTGCACCATACTAAAGAAGGATATGAAGGCAGTCCATGTCAGCCAAGGTCATCAATCCAAGGGCTAGTTAATCAGATACCAGCAATGGTATTAACTATTGGTCAGATGAAACAAGCAGATATGAACTACCTATGCGTAGCCGCAGTTAAGAATCGTTATGGCAAGGCAGACCAGACGGGTAACAACTACGTTACTCTTGCATTTAATCCAGAATCTATGTATCTAGATGATGTTATGATTCGGTATATGCCACAACAACAGGAGTTTGAATGAGTAATCCACGCAAAGCAAAGGGTTCCAGCGCAGAAAGAGATGTAGTTAATTGGTTAAAGAAATGGTACCCATATGTAGAGCGTAGGATTGCAGGTGCACATCTAGACAAAGGAGATATAGCAGGAGTTAACGGTGTAGTTATAGAAGTAAAGAACCACAAAAAACTAGACCTATCCGCATGGGTAAAAGAACTAGAAGTAGAAATTAAAAATGATAAAGCATGGACAGGTGTAGTAATACATAAACGAATAGGTAAAGGAGATGTAGGAGAATGGTATGCCACAATGCCAGCAAAAATATGGATAGAATTAATTAGGAAGATTAATGGACAAGCATGATATATCTGCCTACTTAACACACGTAGGCGCCACCCTGCCAGCAGTCGGGCATGGTTGGCGCAAAATGAAATGTCCATTTCACGGAGATAAACACGCATCAGCAGCCATTAACTTTGATGACAATAGATTCAAATGTTTTGGTTGCGAAGCACAAGGTGATGTATACGATTTAATAATGTACAAAGAAGGAGGTAATTATATTGAGGCTATCAAATTCGCAGAGAGCATATCTCTTGCAGGCAACAGACCAGTACGCAAAACATCTACATCTAGCAGAAGAGTATCTTTCAACTCGGCATCTCTCGGTAGAAGAGGGCAGAAGTTTTAGTCTAGGTGTAGTAGCAGACCCACTACCAGGGCACGAGGCCTACAGAAATAGATTAGCAATTCCTTATATAACACCATCAGGTGTGGTTGATATTAGATTTAGAAGTATGAACAACCACGAAGACCCTAAGTATATGGGTGTACCTGGGGCTAAGACTACAATGTTTAATGCACAGGTAGTCTTAACAGCAGGTAGTTATGTATGTGTAACTGAGGGTGAATTAGATACAGTAGTGCTATCAGTTAAAACAGGACATCCATCAGTTGGTATACCTGGAGTTAATAACTGGAGACCATACTATGCAAAGATACTAGATGATTTCGAAACAGTAATTGTATTAGCAGATGGTGACAATGCAGGCTTAGAGTTTGGCAAAAGACTAAGCAGAGAACTACACAACGTTAATCTATTACAAATGCCAGAAGGACACGATGTTAACAGTATCATTGTGCAAGAAGGAAGGGAGTGGATAGATGAGCGAATTCGAAAATGCCTGGGAAACTGACGAAGAGTTTTGGGATTTTGTTGAAGAGAATAAAAAGTTAGTTGGCATAGCAATCTCAGATGGACAAGGGTTAGATATACTTAATGCTTTAAGAGATATATATGTATCAATAAAAGAACAACCAGATACTGCTATGCGTATGCTTACCCTATTGGCTACAGTTATATATGCAAGTAGTGTGGGAGAAGGCAGACAATTTACAGATGAAATACAGGTAGCATCGGCAATGGAACAGTTTGATACCAGCATTAAGGAGATGTTAGATGAAGAATCCAAGTGATGTAGACGTAATACTTAATGAATTACGTACTATTATGATGAAAAAACAGGCTGACTACGGACCTCTGAATATAGCCCTTGCCCCTGGCGGTGCTATGAATGGGCTGCGTGTGAGGATGTATGACAAACTGGCTAGGCTAAATAACCTAGCGGGTAAGGACGCCACGCCTAATTTTGAATCTATTGAGGATACCCTTATAGACCTGGCTAACTATGCTATAATAGGACTATTGGTACAAAGAGGACAATGGGAGGGCATCCATAATGTGGAAGATTAGAAATCCATTTTACTGGGTAGATACACCTAGGGAAATTATACTTGTAGTTTGTTATCGTTGTTCTAAAAATTTTGGGATACATATAAATAATGTGCGAGTATATAATTATTGTAGTAATTGTAAATAAATGAGTGAAGAGTGGGTACAAGAATATAATTTGCTTGTATCTACCCTTGCCATGGAGTATTCCAGAAAATACTCTATAGTTGAAACTGTAGATGTAAAACAGATTCTATGGATGTGGTTCATTACCCATCCAAATAAATATACAGAGTGGTCTAAGTTACCACCTAAAGATAAAGAAAAATTAATTGCAAAGTCATTACGTAATGCTGCTCTTAAATATTGTGAGCAAGAAAAAGCCCGTAAGTTTGGCTACGATATGGTTGACCTCTACTACTACGACCCATCAGTTATTGAGGCATTTTTGCCATCTATCCTAGCGGATAGTTATGAGATACCTAGCAAAATACAAGACCTCAACTTTAAATTTGGTAAATCAAGAGAAGTAACAGACGGAAACAATTGGTTAGTTCTTAGGTCAGATATAGAAAAAGCATTCAACAAGTTAGCAGAGGCTAAACAAAATATTTTAAGGTTAAAGTTTACAACGGACAACTATGAGTGGAATGATTTAGCCAAAGAATTAAACACATCAGCAGACGGTGCACGCATGAGAGTTACACGTGCAATTAATTCTTTGATTAGAATCCTAGGTGGATGGCGTACCTATACAGATACAGATAACTTGGACGTTAAAGAAGATGAAAAAGAAGATGACACAAGAGCCTAAAGAAATAAAAGATTTATTTAAAAAGGATTACAGCAGGGCAATGGACCTACGTGGTAATCCTATAGGTGATATCTGTGTCTGTGGTTCAGAATTATTTACGGTTATAGTTGCTTTTGAATATGGCGAAATATGTTTCTACTTTCTAGATGGAGAATGTGTAGACTGTGGTTCATTGGTCACCCTACCTACACCAATAGACGACCATGGGATGGATTGTAATTGATGCCTTACTATGATTTTGAATGTAAAGTATGTACCAAAATTATGGAAACTAATGACCCTACTCCACCACCATGCACCTCTTGTGGTAACACAATGGTTCGTGTATGGTCTCCTATACCAACACACTTCAAAGGAAGTGGCTTTTATTCTACGGGGGGCTAGTGAGATTTAGTGATACTCCAGCATGTAATGGTATTGATGTAGA